CGTCCTCAAATTTTTTACTGTACTTGTCCTTCTCTTCCTCTTGCGCAGAAGGCAACAAGTGAGAGGGAACAGATATTTCACCCGTACGTAATCGCCTCAAAATGTCATCTTCCTCAGCAGCAGATGCAGATACAGTGCTTTTTTTTTTTTGAGTTGGTTCTAAGCTCTTAAAGTCAATTGGCTGCCACTGTGGTAGATCCCGATGTTCCATTCTCAGGCCCTCCCATGACGGCAGGTTCTGGAGACGATCTGGGACTTTAGGATCGGACTTGGGTGCCGTTTTTTCCTCTATTTTTTTTACCTTTTCTTGTACACTTGTTCGGTAGGCTGGGTCCTCTGCATATCTCTGTAAATCAGCACTGACTTGGTCCGTTTCTTCTGGGCTCATTTCGTTTACTGCTTCAGATACTATATCGTCTAGTGTTTCCTCTATTTCTGCCTTTGACGCAACTGACGGAGGAGGTGCTGTCGGTCTAAAAGTCAAATAAGACAAATCATCATCGTTACTGCCAACACTTACTTCCTGCGGGACACTTCTTCTAGGTCTAGGAGCAAGAAGTGGATTTTCCATGTAGAACTCCTGCGACTGTGCTTGTGCTTGCGACAGAGGTTGCTGGGGTGCTGTCTGTTGAGGTGTTTGTGGAGGAGGAGGTGGAGGTAAATCGGGTTGTTTAGACTTTGGAGAAGACGGAGGAGAGTATGAAGAAGAGGACGCGGGAACGTTATTAATTACAACATTACAACTACTGCAATCCGATTTCTTATTATATCTTCTTTTAGGTTCCGGTCTTTTTTCTGTTTTTCTTATAATGCCTTTTTTGCACAAGTCCGCTTCGTACTGTTTGTAGGCACATCGTACTCCGTCGTCTTTCATGGCTTCTCGGTACGTAAGATTTGAATCTTTATTATTTGCTAAATAATCGCGCACGAACTGAGTAAATTTCATTTTATATAAGTGCAGTAGATTAAATTATCGGCGTTTAGGCATAATTATTATCTCGTCACAACCTATATAAGATGGAAATTCATCCCGTGCATCTTCAAGATATGTCAAAAGCAGTAATGTCCAAGCTTAGAAACGGACACTCAGTACGCGCTGCACTAGGAGCAAAAGGATCAGGGGTTCCAGCGTTTCTAACCGAGGGAAACATTAAAAAGTTGATGAAAGCAGGAAAGAAAGGCGGTAAGGCCGTTATTAAGCTAGGAGCTGAAGAACTTGCAAAAAACAGAGCATCTGGTTCAGGAATAATGGCTGGTGGTAAACTAGGTGGATTTAAAGACTTCAAGAAAGGTTTCAGCAAAGGATTTAACGCTATGGGTGGTGTTGACGGTATTGTTAATGCTGGAGAGATGATGGCTGGAGCTGGAGTTAATTTTCATAAGTTTGCTAAGCAGCACCACGGTGGGGCGGAGATAATGAGCAAAGCCGAAGGAGAAGGGTTCATGAAGGACTTCAAATCAGGATTCTCTGGAACAATGCACGCATTAGGAGGACCTGAAAACGCCATTAAAATCGGTTCTACTTTAGCAGGAGCTGGTGTACCGAAAGCAAAAATAGCCTCTATCGCCAGTAACATTGCAAAGTCTGCCGTCAAGCAAATAAGCGGAGGTAAACTTAAAATGAAGAGCATCACTGGTGCTATAAGCACCATAGCCAAAAGTCCTGCCGTGCAGAAAGCCGCTTTGGACGTAGCAAAAAGTGCTATGGGATCCGGTCTTGCTGAAGGAGGTAAGTTGAAAATGAAAAGCATTACTCATGCTATAGGCAGTGTCGCAAAAAACCCTACGGTTCAAAAGGTAGCAATTGACACTTTGAAAGGGGCTATGTCCGGTGAAGGAATGTTTGCTGGAGCAAAAGGAGGAGCCACACTTCACAAAGGGTCTGATGGAAAGTGGACTGCAGACCCAATGCATACAATGGGTCCACGTGTAAAGGTGGGTGGATCCGTAAAGCGAAAAGTAGTAGATCTTATTGAGGATATCGGAGAGAACGCACCAAGAAAGAAGGGCGAAAGCAGAGTCCGTCAAGCAATTGATTTAGTAGAAAAAATGAGAAAACCCAGAGGAGGAGCAATGACGAGATCAAAGGCTGCAGCGGAAAGAAAAAAGCACTGCCATGACGCAGGTTACCACCTACAGGAGTGCGTAAAGGGAAAAAGAGGAAGAAAACCAGCCGGAGGAGAGGGTATATGGGCTGGTGGCAGCGGAATATGGGCTGGTGGCAGCGGAATGTTTGCTGGAGCCAGAGGAGGAGCTATAGGACCTCACGGTGAGTTTTCTGGTATTACAAACGTAGGTGCGGGAGGAAACTTAATGTGCTTGTCTAACCCTGCATTAAGACCTCAACCACGATCAGAGAACTTCTTTTTCCACACACAATTCCCACCAGCTTTAGCAAAATCAATTGAATCGTAAACATTTTAACTTAAATATTATCTCATAAGCTTTTATAAGATAATGCTGACTAACGACCAAATAGAAAAACTGGCTTCTAAAATGGGTGTACCCCTTGAGTTCTGTGGCTTTAAGGACCTTTTACCAAAGAAAATTAAACCAAATAGGTATTACATGATTAACTTGGAAGACGCTGACGACGAAGAGGGACCAAATGAAGGGTCCCACTGGACAGGGTTTCAAGTTAGGAAAACAAACAGTGGCCATACAGGAGCTGTCTACTTCGATTCGTACGGTAAAGGTCCTCCACAAATAGTAACTAAGCTTATAAAATCCAATTTCAATATTACTCCCTGGTTTCCCAAGAAAGATGTACAGAGTATCGTAAATAACGCATGTGGATTTTGGCAATTAGCATGGGCTCACTTTGTCAACGACAAGAGATTCATGAGCTCATCTCTAAAAAATGACACTAACGCTTTCTTAGAGCCGTTTGAAGACTTAAATACCTCGTTAGATTACCAGAAGAATGAGTGGATATTAAAGCACTTCTTTATGTCAAAAGAAAACCCGCAGAAGGTTCCGCTACCAAAGGACTTAATTAAAACAATTACTTCAGGAAACAATGAAAAGGGTGAAGAAGTTTAAAGAAACTAATGCATAACAAGGAAATCACTATTAAATAATTCATGTTTGGCCTCTCCGAAAATCTCTTGGTAAACGTCGTACAGGATTCTGCATTTCTTCCAAGCTCCGAAAGACATGAAGAAATCAACAGGCACCATGTTCTTTTCTTGAGTGTTGAGGCTACCAGAGCGGAGAACATCGTCCACCTTTATTCTGATAAGATAGTAATCCTGTTCTTCATTACAAGCGGCATCGTAGGCATAATCATCAATGTTGTCCATTTGACACCAGTCGACATACAATTTCTCGCCTTTATGTCTCTCTTTGTCTCCCGTCCTGTACTGGAAACCGTGCCTTAAAACTATGTGTAGTCCATCCTCTTGTTCCGGATCAAAACAGTCAGATTCAAAGTCCCGTTTACCAAAAATACTGACACCAGCAGGAATATGCACATACCAATCGTCCTTAGCCAGCGTGTATAAGTACTTATTGCTGTACTTAGACAAGTGGTCCTTCCGAACAGCGTACTTGTTCTTGTAAAATTCTCTTTTCCTGAAACTCGAAACCCTACATGCTATTGGTACTTCATTATGTACTCTTACTGCTGTCATAAAACCAACGCGGGATATTAGAGCTTCCCTTCCCATAAATCCCGCGTTTCCCTCTTTGTAGCAGTCGCTAAGAATATAAGGGTTAACTAAGTCCAACTGGTCTGTGTTACCAGGAGGGGGTGTTTCTGTCCAACAGTTGTTGGACGAGTCTTCCTTGTACTGTCCTATCCATCTTGTTACTTCGTCCTGTGTGGCGGCGATAATTGTGTCGTTCAGAACTGTGTTAAAGAGTTGGTGCTGAAGTTGAAGAGGAAAATCAATTATTTGCTCCATCTTTGCGAACTTAATATGGTTATACAAATAATCTTTCATATACTTGTCTGAAAAGCTGTAGCGAAAATTGAAATCACCTACTGCTTGCCTCTTCACCATTAGCAACCTAGCTTGTCTGAAGTCGTACGGTGGATTCGAATCCCTTTTATCTTTTTCAAATAAAAGATAAAATCTTTGATAGAACCTTAAATAAGACTGAAAGTCCCTGCAGTTTGGGTCCCAAAAGTAGAACTTGACGTAAAGTTTGTTCTGTCCTTCGTACACTCTGTGAAAAGGTTCACATGCCCTACACGACTCTATCGTACAGGTCCTAAATGGCTTTTCTCCGACAAACCACAAACCAGTGCTTTCGCACCTTCTCCACTGCTCATGTCCTATTACTTTACCGAACTCCACAAGCTCGTTCTCATTCAATTTATTGTAGTACCAGTCGTAGTAAAATAGCGGCATTTCTATGCACTGGCCTGCATTGCCATTCAAGTCCCACAATCCGTTTTTTATATTCACCAATTTCCTAAACCCAGCTGTTGTACAAGGAAACCTAATTCCGTGTCTTACAGCTTGAGGTGACATCATAACAGAAACAGCGTCTGTTGCTTCATCAGTAGATATTATGTAACGATCAGCCAACACATTTGTTGGTGTGCGAATGAGATCCTTAATTTGAGTTTCCATTTTTTTGCGAGAGACTGTCGGTGGGTTCGATTGTGTGAAAAGTGAAAAGTCAGCGGAGAAAAAAGAGATTGTTCACAATCGAAACCCATGCCACTTTGCGGCCCCCAACTGTCTCTCCATGTCAGAAAAAAGTAGATCGCGGTGTCTTACCGTTGAAACAGATCCTCCTCCTCCATATTGGAGAGAAAGAAACAAAGTTACATCTGACTTCTTAGAGTCCGCGTTTGGTAATTCACTAATAAACGTGGACAAATACAAATACAACAAGTGGTACAATTACTGGAACACTTACGCAAGGTGGGATTGCGAAAGAAGTCCTACTTTGGAGAAAAGGTGTTTTGGTTGTAAAGAGGTATTGGACACTAGCGACAATATTCCCCGCGTATGCGGTGTTTCTGGCTGTCCTAAGGTTATGCACGAAAGGTGCTGGAACTTTTTTCATCAAGTAAAAGAAAACCACGCTGTGAGAGACGAATACTTTGAATTTATGAATAAAGATGTCATTACAAGTGCAGGACTTCTATGCTCTTTTATTGACAGAAACGACGCTTCTTTCGTACCGAACTGCGGTTCCATCTGCCCTAGGCACATTTGCAACCACTGCAATAAGTTTTCTGCTGAAATGATGTCCTACTGTCCAATGTGCCCTGCTGCGTATTGTAAAGAATGCATTGGTTTTGAGTGTGAAACTCTTTGCGGAGTATGCGGTTCTATTCCTGACGCGATGAACGCTCCTGAAATGACAAAAAGAAAGTTCTTCAGTTATTAATAATTAGTACTTTTTTAATTATTAAGAGAAAATGGCCGGTGCCACTTTGTTTTTAATTTTTTTCTTTATGTTTTTTTTAGAAAAATGTACTTTCCGGGTTTCGAACTCAGACCCTTGCGCCCGTTAATACGTCAACGGATACTTGGACCCCATATTCTATGAAGCACAGGTACTGGATAGATCCCAAAGTTTGGTTAGTTCCCTGGATAGAAACGCTTTTCGGGACTGCTTCGTCTATTGGCAACATTCTAGAACAATTGATATAATAGTAGTTATACGCTTGTTGGAATGACTGGAAATCTACAAGACCGCTAGTTAATCCGTCAGTCAAGTTTGCATTGATGCTGTTAACCCCGACAAACTGATTTAAGAACTGTTCAAAGTTGTACTGCTGTGTGTTGTAAATCATGTTCTGACCAGCAACTACAACATTAAAGTTCATAATTGAAGAAAGAGGGGAAGTAGGACCGCATCCAGCGCAATCAAAAGGGCTTTGATAAGGAGGGTATGCTACTGTTGCATTGGCACCTAACTCACCACTTGTGGCAATATTTGGCATAAATGGGAGAATAAGGATGCTTTTAATGTTACTGATACCGTTCGTAAGTAGGAAATTGAACTGAGCTTCCTTTTTTACTACGCTTGTTGTAAACTGGTATATATCAGTATAAACGATTTGCTTAGTTGGACGGGATAAGTAGCTTTCCTCAAATGTTGGATTGAAGGTGTAACTCGGTACGTAAAGGAAGCAACTTCTATTAAGCTGAGTTTGTGGAGAACCCAAATAGTTGTTTTGGGATTGGTTAATAACAGTGTTACCTACGTTGAGAGTAGCTTGAAGAGAGCAGGTGGCCAGTGGGGTGGCAACAGCATACTGATCTGCTGGTTGGATTTTTACGTCATCACTGCCGCTAGTAAGAGCTACTTTTGGAGCAGATGAGCCAGCTATCATAATAGGGACAACACCACCAAGAGGAGAAACAATTGACGAAATGGAAAGGACCCCGGTTGTACTTCTTTGAACTTGTACAACAGGTTGATTAATATTGAGTGTAAGTCTAAAGAAAACACCCTTAAGAAGGGGTACTTGAGAAAAGAAAGAGTGAATGTGACGTAAATAAATCTGTGCCTGAATTTGGTAAACGATACCGTACGCGGTCGCCTTGCCGTCATTAGGTTTAATGTAACTAGCCACTAATGATCTGTACAACTGAGACATCATCGTCATGTTTTGAATAGTTTCCATTGCTGCTCCGTCACCGCCTGAACTTGCTGTGGGGTCAGTAATTGTTAAGAGCTGTCTCATGGATGGTCCAATGTTACCTGATCCTGTTAGTCCTTGATCAATGTTTGTCTGTTGAAGCCACATTCCTCCCTGTGTGTTCCAGCAAGCACCAACACCGGCTTTGTCAGCGTTTGACCGCCACTGCCATCCGTATGCTGAATCGGGGTAAAATCCAATAGTGGAAGCGTTCATTTCAATGTCAGAAAGACCTAGTGTTGTCATAAGTCCAAACATTGTCCACATACTTTGCCATGGAGTCTGTTGCAAAATGGTAGTACCGGCGTAATCAAGAGTAAGGGAGTGAATAATACTACCAAACCAGTTTTTAAGAGAAACTATTCTTGATGTCGTTTTGTTTACCACACCTGCGTAGTAGTTTGTACCACTTTGGTCAGTTGATCCTAATGCAAGGGTCAATTCTGTATTAGTGGTTGCTGCTGTGTTTGTTGATGCTGCAGACATTGTGATAGTACATGCACCCGAATCCGAAGATATAGCGACAGATGCAATAGTAGCACCCGAAGCAATACCAGTACCCGAAATACCAGCATTTACCATGGCATTTGCCTGGGCGGAAGTTGGAGCAGCGCCATTTAATAAAACATTAGATATGTCTTTATTTTGTGCGCCAAGGTTGCCAGTAATACCTACACTTGAAATAACTGGGGCTGCGGTGGAAAGTACAAGAGGGATTGACAGATAGGCCTCTCTGTATGCCATATACTTATTGGAATTCGCTAAAGCGCTGGTATCCACAATAATTTGGTTTGAGCCATAGTTTCCGTTATTCTGGTCTTGGATGTTTAACCAGTCGCGCTTTACGAAAACGCTGGGCTGGCCTTCGGTCATGTTGGACATATCGTAAACTAGTGAGTCTCCTGACATTCTTCTATATTCAGTGACCAGATAATAATTTGACGAAAGCACACCTAAATTGTAAAAACAATTGGCTTGTTCTCTTTGAGTTTTTTCTTCTTAGCCGCTTTGTCGTTCAACTTTATTTTGCCTATTTTATCCTGTATGGCTCCAGACAATTGAAGACTTTGTGCAGCTGACTGAGCCTGCCTTTCAGGAAGAGTGACCCCAGTCCCACTTGACGTTAGCTGAGCATTGCCTTGATTTACCTTACTTTCTTGGTGAATGAGAGTTGTAGCTCCCCTTGCTGCCGGTCTATACAAATATTGAGGCATTTTATATATTGCCTAAATATTTTAAACTTCCTTTTCTTTCTCTTTTCTTTGAGCTGTTCTCATATTGTACAGCTGCTTCATTATTGATTGCACTAAAGCTAGGTTGTACTTTATTGGCTTTTCTCTTTCTATTGTTACTGCCTCTCTCAACTCCCTGTCCAATTCTCCCGCTTCTTTGCTAAACTCCTGGAGATATTGGTTAATTTTGCTGTCGTTAATTCGGTCCATATGAATTAATTTAGATTTAATTTTCTTACTTTAACCCCACTTTCTAAGGAGATTGTGATGGGGTGTGTTTGAGTTATTGTTAGAGGGGTGTCTACTTAATTTCTGCGACTCCATACTAGACGGCTGTCCGTTACTTGTTGTGTGCCCAATACTTGGATGCTTGTCTGCATTGTCTCTAATTATCAAAGTAATGAGGACGTTTGGATCTTGTAACTTTATTGGTGCCCCAGCTGCCGTAGTGAAAGTCATAATAATTTGTGATGCTTGTCCAGGCATCAACTTGTTCCAGGCAAACTCCGGGGGTTCAATTGAAAGTAAGCCTCCAATAGATGACTTTGCTGGTACTGGGTATAAGAAGGTACTCGGACTGGAATAAGTGTTTGACACTAAATTGCAATTGAGGTAAATAACGTTGTTCGGCTGTACGTTCGGAGCAGAGGAACTAATAATTGAAGCATTTCCCGTTGGAAACCCTGCAGTTGTTGAGAATACACCAGACGTAGGAAAATTTGTGTCTCCTTCAAATCCTACTAAGTCGTTAAAGTTTTTGTTGAAGTACCATCCCGGTGCTTGATTAGAAACAGTGGATAATCCACCTGACGTGCCAATAGGTGTATAAACGCTGTTTGCAAATCCTGCTGCCGGTTGCGAATAACCAGTGGGAAAACCAGATAAGCCAGTATTTAAGTCAGGTATAGCAAATGAGTTTGCCTGACATGCATATCTTGTCACATTCGTTTGTAATTGGAAAAAGTACACGTACTCTCCGGTAGAGGCATTTAACAAATAGTAATTGTTTGTTATACACCACTGCTGTAGGTAGCTATTGATATCGCTTATTTCGTAAAGACCATCTGGTATGGTTATGGCTATTTGTGTCTGTGGTGTAGTAGTTTGACCATCGCCTGATGTCATCGCTGGCCACACAATTGAAAGTGTATTGTTTTGTAGTGGCTGTGAGTTCAAATTCTGCCATGAGTAATACATAAATAGATCAACAAGTGCTATCTCCGCTCCTTCCAAGTTCTTACTTCCTGGAAGGTTGTAAACAAAGCGATTATTATCGTCTCCGTCTATGTTCTCTCTACTAATAGTAAGTGTATGCATCTTATAGTTAATCTGCAGAAATTATTTATTATCGTTTCATGCATTTACATTTTCTGCAACCGACACCATTGCCTGATAATTGCGACACAACATGAGCTCCGTATATTTCCGGATTGCCAGTTGCAATACTAGCAGCAAGAGGAACAGTTCCTAGTTTTTGAGAAGTGTCTACAAAGGAATGACTAAAGTCCTTCCAGAAGCCTTTTCCTTTAAGGTCACGGCCCATTTCGTGGAATGCATGTGTCTTAAACATTCCCGTTCCTCCTACGTTCCTGTACTTACGTATATCTGCTCCACCAAAGAAAAATGGATTAGATGCGTATGTGTCTTCAGGTACTCTACCACCTTGTAGTCTTGGATTGTCCGGGATTCTGCCTTTGTCTATGTCTATAATAGTATGGAGTCTATTTAAAGACGGCATAGTCTGAGTGGGATTGTAGGGTGAAATAAAATTCCTTCTACTCATTGTATATAATCGTGGAACATTTTATTTTAAAGATTTAAAGCAAATCAGTACTAGCTTCAGACAATAAATCATACTCTGATCCAGACACTACTGACATAGTGTCGTCGCGGGTTCTTCTGAATCCTCTTACAAACCTCTGTCTTCTCTTTTCGTACATGCAGTCAAACTTTTCTCTTAAATACTCCTCCAACTTGTTCTTCATTGCATTGGGTTGGGAATCCCGGTTGTTCTTAATGTGGGAAGGTAGCATGCGAAACTGATCAGAATCCCTAATAATAGAGACAATAGTAGATATAGTGTAATCTCCTTCCCCTTCCTTATCATCAGGCAAAACAAAGATTTCGTTGAAAATTCGAACAACAAGAATACTTGACTGACAATACTCCATTGATCTCTTCTTTACATGCTCCGGGACGAAGTTCGCAATAACGTAGTCGTGTTTATGAAGCATGTCCAGTTTGTCCAGAAGAATGTGCAGAAAAGCTGTCCTTCTTTTTATCCACCATTTTCTATCCTTGAGTTCGGTTCTAAGAGGATAGACATGTTCGACTTCCCCGTTCTGGGCTTTATTCAGCTTCTTTTCGTCCGCAGTAAAGTGGGATTTAAAGTGGTAATCAATTACTCTCTCTGCCTCTGCGTCGTCACATTGCTCCGAAAAGTCCGGCTTTGAGTTTGTCTCCAATACCATAGTCAAGTACAACAGAACAGCTTGGATCTTTTTAAACAGCTCTCTGGCGACTATTTCTCCTCCACCACTAAGATCCTTAATTGTGGAATTCTGAATTGCCAAGTGCTTTGGCGGTTCTCTGAAAACACAGTAACGGATTTTGCTAAGAGAGACCATTGCGGAGTTGGCTTCTGAACTACTTTTCTTTCGCAAATCCTCTGTTAGAATCGCAGTGTTTGCGGTGCAATAGTAGTCTCCGCAAATCAGTTTCATAGCGGAATTGAGAAGGGACTTTCCGTTACGACCTGATCCATTGAAGACAAAAAACTTTTCCAGGTTCCTTCCAGACAATCCAGAGGCCATAATCATCAGGTTAAGAAGTAAATCCTCTTTATCCGGGTGTATCTGCTCGAGAACAAACATTACTTCCTTCTTATACTCTTCGTCCTGGGGTGTCATCTCTGCGTAATCGTAGTTTGTGCTCATGACAACAAAGTCCTCCATTGTTCTGGGTCTGAACTTTCTCGTAGCTACTTCGTAAATACCGTTGCTGAAGTTGATAATGTCGGTCTCTACGTCGAATTCTACGCTTTTTTTGAACATTACGTATCGTGCCATTTTTTCTACTCCGTTTACCCAGGAACATGACCCACTCCTGGCTATGAAGTCGTCGTAAACACTTTTGTACTTTTGTTCTTTCATGTAGCAAGGATGGTTGTAGAGCTGGTCCATAATCTTCACCAAGTCGCGGTTGAAGAAAAAGTCAGAGGCTTCCCATCTTTGGTGGACAGAGTCAAAAGTGTACCATTGCTTGTTGTCTATTTCAAAGATGTACTTGTCGTTTGAAAAGCGAGCCTTTATGACTTCTGCCATTAGCCTATGAGATGTTTGACACATTTTCATTTCGTCCATAAGTTCTTTCATGCTGATAGGAGGTACTTCCACGTTAGAAAGATCAAATGCTTCGTCCATTTCTTTTACTGACCATGACAGTGGCATACCGGACAGTTCATAAGTAAGCAACTCTATAAGAAGAAGGACAGACTCAACTCCGTCATTGTATGCATCCACGTTTTCTTTCAATAGTTTGAATCCGTCGTACTCATAAGAAGTGTATATGTACCCAGGAAATTTTTCTCTTCTCATCAAGTTGGTTGTATTGTGTATTGTCTCCATGACCGATTCAACAATTCTTCTCTCAATCGTCTGAAGGAAAAGGGACATGAAAGTACGGAGAACCACATGCTCATCTGGACTTTTCCCTTTTTCTTTGTTTCTGTTCACTGCTACTCTCCACAAGTTGGGATTGTCCTTTTTGAGTAGTCTTGCACAGGACACAAGAGCGAGCTGCAGTTTCTCAACAAACCTCGGTGCAAACTCTGGTAAGTTGTATCCATGTTCTCTCATATCAACTCTGTAGCCGTCGTACG